TTGCTGATCTGTGGTAGGTCGATCTCATCGCCAATCGTAACTACTTGGTCTGGCTTAAACTTCTTGATGAAGCTTGCAAGGTTGCGGGTTGCAACCCTATCGTGATAGGGAACCTGTAGATCTGAGACTACAACAATTCGCTTAATCGTCATCCTCATCATCCTCGTAATCTCCCAGCTTCTCTGGGTCGATTGGGTCTGGCAAGATCCAACGAGGGTAAGACATTGGTTCAACAATGATGGCTAAAGCAAGATCGACAGTAAAGCCAGCTCTGCGAAGGGCTTTGTACATTTCCTGCAAAGAAATAGCCCAAGCATCTAGCTCATTGTAAGTGTCTAGATCTATTACCCTCTTTTTTGCCATAGCAAAATTATCGCTCTAGAAGGATGTTATAGATCTCATCGACACGCGCATGGAGTCGCTTGATCTCAGCTAGTAGGTGTGTAATGACAAAGCCTGAAAGACCACCGAGTGCAACGATGGTAGCGATGTAGAGTTGAAAGAAATCTGTTTGTGTCACTTTTTAGGGCTCGCATAACCGAAAATGCCAGATAGCACAGCCCACAGGATTGCACGGTAGTCTGCCTCAAAGTTGGATGATGCCCAAGCTGCTAGGAACGCTCCAGCGGCTAGGTATGCAGGGTGCTTGATCTTCATTATTCTCCGCCTAACATAGATACTTGAAAAAAAGCACCATCATTGTCAGCCTTTTTCGTAAAGCTGAAATGAGCATGCTTGGTGTGTTTGTTCGCGCCCTTGTATGTTCGCCACTTCCAGTTGAGGATTCTGGAACAAATCCGACCCTCAAAAATGATGTAGGCAATTCGCTTTTCTTGCTTAGACTTGCAAGCGATTCGTAACTGGTCACAAAGATCACCCATAATGTCTGGTTCTGATCCTTCGAAAAGGTCACGCGATACATCGATGGCACGAACCCAGCCATTAGCATCTGGTATGTGATCAGACTTGCCAGCACGCATGTGCCTTGCATCTGCGATCCATCCATCGCTACGCCTACAGCGGCTCGGGAATGAGTCATCGATCTGCTCTCTTAATTGGACAGCAGCCTTAGAGAGTTTTACTTTCATCCAAGTAAGAGCTTCGCTTCATCCTCGGTAATGCCTAGCTTCTCCAACAGTGCAGCCTTCTCAGCAGCCTTAGCCGCCTTGTCTGCTTCCTCTGCCGCCTTAGCTTCAGCGTATGCCTGAGCATCTGCCTCGCGCTGTGCTATTTCTTCTGCGGTTAGCTCTACCTCTAAGGTTTCGCCAGTTTCGCAATTAACGATGATCTTTGTGTCTGCCATTGGTTTCTCCTTATGAGTTCTTAATGCCGTAAAGGGTTGCTGTTGAATACTGATTGATTAAAGTGCCGTTAAGAGGTGCTAACTTGATGCTTGTGATTGCAGATGTATTAGACCATAGACCAGCCTCGAAAAGTGTATAAGCCTCAGAAGCATTGTTTTCATTTACGCTGTCTCCGCTGACTGATTTGTTGGTCGATCCAGCATAGTTAGGAATGTAGATCTCACCATTGCTAAAAGTGCTCGCTGTGTTGTTTGCGCCTGTAGTAAATACAGAGTCCTCAATCGATGCGCTTCCAACATTTGTAAATGAGAAAGCTGTAGATCCTGAACCACCTAAGCCGCGAGCAGAAAAGCCAGAAGTCGAACCATTGAAAGTAAGTTTTAGACTGTCTGCTGCTGCTGATCTATTAGTGCGAGCAGAAATCTTTATGACTAGATCCGTATAAGTGCTAGGGATAGAAGTAAAATCAATACTGCTCGCCCCACCTGATCCGACTGTAACGGATGCAATCTTAATAAATGTATCAGGCACTTTTCACCCCGTATAATGTAAATGTTGAGCCGATTGAGAAGTTAATACCAGCATCGGCAGCAACCTTGATTGAAGTAATGGCAGAAGTTGAACGCCACAATCCTACAATGGCAGTTAATTCCTCATTGGCTGCATCTGCTCTGGAAAGAGTTGTCTTATAAGTTGTGCTGTTGGCATAGTTCATCACATTCACACGCAACATGTTCTGAGATGTTGTAAATGTTCCAGAGCTGATCTGGACTCCGTTAGTGCCGCGAGTAGAGCTTGCCACTGAGCCAGTGCCGTATAGCACTGTACGAGAGTAGTTTGTAGCCGTATCAGAGTTAAACTGTAAATTGACTCCGCTGATTGATCCAACAGATCCTTGCACAATAATAATTAAATCTGTGTAAGTGCCAGCAATAGATGTAAAGGTAACACTGTTAGTCGCACTACCCAGTGTGCTCGTAGCAATCGGAGTATAAGTAGATGGCATGTTATCCCTTTATTCCGTATAGGGCGAAGGATGAGTATTGGTTAATGGCAGTACCATAACGAGAAACCATAGTGATAGAAGTAACAGCAGATGTGCTTCTCCAATTTCCAGATGCAAAAGTTATGTAACCTTCTAGGTTGGCAGTTCCAGTATTGTTATCAAAACCACTTAAACCCCGAGCAGTTTTGTATTTATTGGTATCAGCATAATCCAAAATGTCAATGACAGCACCCGAAAATGTGCCTGAAGTTGTAGCAGCTGTTGCAGATTGAAATAAATCCATAAAAGCAACACTTGAGCCCGCGCTTGTCAAAACTGGATTTGCTCCCAATGCCGTTAAAGTGTGGTAGGAATAATTTGAGGCTGAATCGCTATTAAAAGTAACTGACAATGGATCGGATGAATAAGTTCCTCTGTTTGTTCTTGTAATAGCGCGGATCTGTAAATGTTTATAAGTAGATGGAATACTGCTAAAAGTCACAGATGATGCTCCCCCTGCGCCAACAGTTACAGTAGCGATAGACTCATAGTCTCCGCCCGCTGCTGCGCCCCCAGAGGATGCAATGATCCCCGCTAATGTGTTAAGCATTAGGCAACTGCACCGACTACGATCCATGAGTTAGCAGCGATCTTGATGCATGCTGCTGACTTGTAACGAGCAAGGACTGGAGCAGCGGCAACCGCACCTGCGCTCACGACTGTAGTTGTGCCAGATGATGCAGCTTGGATAGTAGTAACCCCTGCACCCTTCTGATAGACAAGCAAGGTTGTGCCTGTTGGAAATGCGTAAGTCGCATCTGTTGGGATGCTAAAAGTATTGGCTGAAGCATTGTCCATCGTGACAATAGCGTTGAGTCCATCTGCCTTGACTGCTGTGTATGTAGTGCCAGTCTGTGCATTGACTGTAAGACCAGCGAAGGATGCATCAACTGAGTCGCCTAGTGTCTCAATGGCGGTTGCGCCATTCTTAACTAGGTCAGATGAGGTCGGAACAGTCCAACCGAAGTTAGGTGTAGTAGTTGCCATTAGGTTAGTGCTCCAGTCGCGTTAGTCCAAGTAAGTGTACCATTTACGCCAGTCCAGATAAGTGAGGCTGGCAATACTGTTTCCCATTGTGTAGTGCTGAGTGAGAAGTCTGTTGCTGAGATGTAAAGGGTGATCTCAGTAAAGCTCGGAGTTGCCCGAAGTGCGACATTCTCCACAAAGCCATCGAAGGCACCATCGAGCAAGTTGCTAGGTAGGTTAGTGATCAGGACAGGCTCGCCAAAGAAGATGCCGATAAGGTCATCACGCATGGCATCTGACATGTCTGGGTTGTCAAGTCTGAAGGTAATTGCACCTAATGACCCGCGTGGGTTCTTACGAAGATTAAGCTCTCTAGAGCCGATGTCGGTGATGTCACCAAGGTTTTTGATGTTAGAGTCGAACGACCGCTCAAAGAGTCCGTATGAGGCTATAGAATCGCTGTCAGAGGTACTGTAGGTGCTGGCGTATCCTGTGCCGTACTTGTAAATAAGGCTGTTACGGATGCGAGCAATCTGAGTTGTTGAGCTGATAGAGGATGGTGTTGCATACGCGCCATCAAGGTTAGTGAAGCCATTTGCTGCGAGATAGTTAGATCTGTTGTCTGCATCAGCATAGGAAACGAAGCCTGTGGGAGTCTCAAAGATTTGTCCTAACGCGCTGGAGGCGATCTGATCTACAAGGGTTTGGCTCTTAGCCGTAGCACTAGCTGCAAGGCTTACCATTGTGTAGAAACCAGAATCGACCTCACCAATGTAAGTCTCTGCATCTGCCCATGTAACTGTTGCTGGGTAGGTTGCCCATGTAACTGTAGGCGTTACCTCTGCCCATGACAGATTAAGAGCTGCACCTAGGATGGCTGCGATCTGTGCGCCATCTAAACCTTCTGCAAGGGCTGTGTTATAAACAGCCTTAGTCAGTTTAGCAAGTGAGCCAATGCCTAAGATTGTTCCTGTGGTGATGTAGCCAGTCTCTTCAGGGCTTCTGACCCCAATGTTAAAGTCTGATACTTCTCCACCAAAGACAGGGATGTAATCACCATCTGAATCTTTAAGCTCTAAAAGGATTGGTTCTGTGACATTGATGGTAAAAGGTGAGTTATCTGTGTTGATGATCTCTACTCGGCAGTAACCCGCTGTGCATTGTCTGTCGATGTCTAAGCGACCAGAGGCATAGGAAACAGAGGTGACTGTTGTATAAACATCATCCCCAACTGTTACTCGCCACTCTGGAAGCCATGTCATGCGATTGTGTAGCCTCTCAAAGTGCCTCGGCTGACTGCTTCTTGTACGACTTGATCGATGGCTTCTGCAATAGCGTTAGGATCTCCGATGCCAGTATTGACAGTTACAGAGAAGTTATACTCTCGACCATTTGGGCTGATGCCTGAGATCATTCCACTATCAGGTGTGAACTCTTTAAGGTTAGGCAGGATCTGTGTCACGACTCCGCCAAGGGCTGCAACATTTGCATTGGTTTCAGCAATGGTTGTTGCTCCACTAGGGAAAGGAAAGATTGTTGCTCCATCTGTAGAGCCTGTTGAACCTGTTGAAGCAGTTGCCGATGTTGAGCCTGATGGCTTAGTACCCTGAAGGCGTAGCAATTCCATCATCTTAGCAATAGCGGCATCTAGGTTAGCCAGATTGATTAGATCCTTTGGCTTGAGGCTATCAAGGATGGACTTAATGTCCTGAAGTTTTACATTCTGCCCAGATAGCGCACCAAGGATCTTCAGATCCTCATTAAGTTTCTCTGTTGCCTTAATGATTGACTGCTCATCCTTTGCAGCAATAGCATCCTCTAGGGCAAGGATTGACTGCTTAACATTAAGGCGCGCTGTGTCATTAGCGATCTGCATAACTTGAGCAGAAGATGTTGCCTTGCCTAACTGCTCAGCCTGAGATGTAAGAGCTGCTGCGATCTGGATCTTGTCCATGTCAAAGACTTCTGAACCCTTGTTGAGCGCAAGGTTAGCCTTATCAATTGCTGCTCCAAGTCGCTTATCCTTGAGGATCTTGCTTTGTGCTACCGCTTGCTCTTTTGTCAGTTTAGTGATCTGCGCTTGTTGTTTTATCTGGACTTGACCAGATACAGACATGCCTGTGCTGAAAGGTCTTGGCTGTTGCTTGAACTTCTCAAACTCATTAACTAATGTTTTTAAGCCTAATGGATCGCCAAAGGTTTTGCCAAATAAAGATGTTAGGAATGAACCACCTGGGATCTTCTTTAATTCGTTTACGAAGTAGGCTGCGCCAATTGTGGCGTTTTGTAATTTAGTGCCTAGTTTGTCAATCTCAGAAGTTGTCTTGGCGAGTCCTTGCTCACCATTGAGAACATTTAGGGCTTCTAGTAAGCCAACGCCAATAGATTCCTTAAAGTTTTCAGTTGCTACTGAAAGGCGATCTATAGAGCCTTGATACCCGCTTGCAGCTGTTGTTGCTGAACCAGCGAAAGTTGTAGAAAGTTGGTCTGTGATTTCCTTGAATGATTTAGTTTTAAGATCTGCCTTTGAGATACCAACTTGTAAGCGAGAAAGTGCTGTGTTGTTTCCTAAAAAGGCACGACTCAAGGCTTTAGTAACTGCACCTAAATCTAAAGAGTTGGCGGCACTTACATCTAGAGCAATACCCATTAAGCGTTGAGCCTCAGCGGTATCGCGTGTGGCTATCGCTAGTGTCTGATAACTCGGACGGAGAAGATCATCAACGATTCCGAACTCGCTCTGAAGTCTCTGGATGTAACCTTCAGAAGTGGCTGCATCTCTACCAAGCCCAACATTTTTAAGAGCTAGGGCTAACTGTTGTTGTGCCTTCTGGTCTGCCGCTGCTGCTTTAACAGATGCCTTGCCATAAGCAATGACTTGAGCAGTACCGAACGCCAAACCAAAAGCACCAGCAAGTTTCTTTACATTCTTGCCTAGTTTGTCGGTTGCTGAGTCTGCTTGCTTAAAGGCTTTCTTGCCTGTGAACTCCGCTGCAATGTCTATAAATACATTAGCCATGGGTTACACCTTTGCTCTCGCGTTAAGTCTATCGGATGCGCCTTTGATGGCTTTGAGGACTGCTTCTCTGGCTTTGCCGTTGTTTTCCTCATAAGCTCTAAAGATAGCGCGACCTTGCTCTTTATCTTTGCCCTTCATCTGTCCACCTGACTTAGCCATCTGATTCTGAACGAATCGACTCTGTGGGGTTTTACGCCCCATAGTTTCATAAATTGCTCCAGCAGCACTCTTATTGAATACGCGAGCAAGAGATCTAAAGCCTCTGCGATTGGGCTTGGAAGGTGTGGTCTTATAACCAATGCCAGACTTTACGATGCGAGCATTGTAAACAGGAAAGCGCGCATCCGAACCCTCGCGGGCTAGCCATCCGCTAAGGACTTGACCATCATCTGGCAGATAGCCCTTAGCAGCCTTTGTAATGGGCTTTAGAGCTGCTGCAACCTCTTTAGGTAATGCTTTGGCAAGATCAGGACTGAAAGCGCGTAGAGACTTTCTAAGAGCGATTCCGCCCTTTACGCTTGCTGGCATCGCTCACCTCTTTCGCTTCATCCTTAAGCCCTTGCACTAATGCATCGAGCATGGTCTTGTCTAGATCTAATAACTGCTGTGGCGCGATTCCCAATCTAATGCTTAGCCTAGCAATTAGATAGGTGAATGGAAGATCGCGCTTTAAGCTAAAGGGTCAGAGTCCAACACTTCCACGCTTTTTAGCGTTTCGATGAAGTCCATCCCAAAAGGCTTAACAGATTCACCTGCTCTGCGTGTTACTTCCCATGCTAACCAATAGACATCG